TAACTGCCGCTTCGATCGGACTCGGCACAGTTGCTTCCGCTATGGCTAACCTGTCCGATGAAGCACAGAATCCGGTTGTCATGATGAACAAACTGACATGGGGAGCAGTCAAAGCCGCTCAGTATGCCAACAGCTTCAACGTTGACCCGTTCGAAGGTCTTCCGGTTGTGTTCAACAACACCATCAAGGCATTCTCTGCCGCTTCCACAGGCGACACATACATGATTGTCGGTGACCTCGGTCATGGTGCTCTTGCCAACTTCCCGAATGGACAGGAAATCACAGTCAAGCGTGATGACTACACACTGGCTACATCTGACCTCGTCAGATTCATCGGTCGTGAGTATGTCGGTATCGGCATTGTAGCGAACAACTCATTCGTTAAGGTTAAGAAATAAGACAAAAATAGGAAAGGACAACCATGAAGACATTAATCGTGATTCCATGCATGGATCAAGTACCGACACAGTTCTGCCAATCGCTTGCAATGCTCAAAAAAGAGGGCGAGTGTGCGATTGCGTTTCAAATGAGTTCACTTATCTACATGGCGAGAAATGAACTTGCCATGAAAGCGATCCAAATGGGAGCCGATTATATTTTATGGTTGGACTCCGACATGGTATTCGAACCCGACCTCATGGCTCGGTTGTTTGAGTCGTTGAAGGCAAATGACGCTGATTTTGTCAGTGGACTTTACTTTAAGCGACTCCCACCTTATGAACCTGTCGCCTATTCGAAATTCGACATAGTCGATGATGAAATCGTGACGGAGAAAATGACCGAAGTACCCGAAACTGTCACATCAGTCGGTGGGGTTGGGTTCGGATGTGTGCTGATGTCCACTGCGCTGGCATTGGCAGTTTTTAACGAATATAAAACGATGTTCGCACCGATCGGAAACGTAGGTGAGGACATCGCATTCTGTTACAGAGCAATGACATTGGGATATAAAATCCTGCTCGACCCATCTATCAGATGCGGTCATGTAGGTCATTATGTAGTGACAGAGGATTTATACAACGCATTTAGGAAAGGAGTGTGACATGTTACTTGACGATGTAAAACAGGCATGTGGAGTCACTGACGATGAATATGATTCAAGATTCAGTGACTTGATTGAAACATGCATGATTGACCTCGGTATTGCAGGAGCCGATGGTGAAGAAGTGACCACATCGAACATGTTGGTAAAGCAGTGCATTATCTTGTATTGCAAAATGTATGGGAATATCTTTGAGACACCGTCAGATTTCGACAGACTCAAAAAAGCATATGACGAGAATAAAGCACAGATGAGCATGGCTTCGGGTTATACGATATGGGGTTCAGATGAATAGAGTCGTGCATCTTGTAACTGAATCCTACACTCCCAACCGTTACGGAGTGATGGAGAAAACTCAGACAATGCGGAAGGTATTTGCTGAGATCGGTTCCGTCACTGGTCGGGAGTGGTTCGAAGGTGGTCGTAACGGACTGAATCCGGAGTTCAGAGTGCGAGTGAAACAGTGCGAGTATAAAGGCGAAGAAATCCTTGTATATCATGGAATCTTCTACACCATTTACCGCACATATTTGGATGGCGACATGACCGAATTATATGTAGAGAAGCGGAAGGGCAACGATGGCATTTAAAGTCATTAACTCTTCAAGATTTGCGGCTCATGTGGGCGGTCTTTTGAAAGACTATGAGCAGGACATCGGCATGGCTTGCTATGAAGTCATCAACGAAGTCACAAGCAACGCAGTCGCAAAGCTGAAGACCGCAGGAAGTTTTAAGGGAAGAAAATTCAGAAAAGCATGGACTCGGACAGTCAAGCAGCATACAAGCGGATATGTCGAGGCTTATGTGCATCTGAAAAAACCTTATTACAGAATCGGTCACTTGCTTGAACATGGTCATGCGATCGTGACAGGCGGTCGTAAGGTCGGAGATGCTACCGCATTCCGGTTTATCGAACCAGTCGCCAACGAAGCCGAAGAAGAATACACTCGCAAAATGATTGATATGATTGGAAAAGTCGTATGAAATTAACTGATGTGACATCTATGCTTGAAACGATTAAATCTCGTTATCACTGCCCATATACCTATTATTCCTTTCCCGAAAAACAGGCACCGAAACTCCCATATATTACCTACTATTATCCTGCATCCAGCAACATGGCGGCAGACAATGTCGTCTATAAGCGTATTAACGAATTGACAATAGAACTTTACACAGGCACCAAGGACTTTGCTCTTGAGAAAGGGGTGGAGTCGGTGCTTGATTTGTTTGGGATCGTTTGGGATAAATCGGAAGACTATCTCGACACCGAACATATGTTCATGATTACTTACGAAACGGAGATATATATCGATGGCGAATAAAATTAAATATGGTCTGAGAAATGTGTTCTACGCACCGATCACGACCGTAAGCACAGCGGGTGTACCGACTTACGGAACTCCATCAAGCATTCCCGGTGCCGTGAATCTGTCCCTGTCCGCTTCCGGAGAAGGCTCAGACTTCTATGCTGACGACTCGGTGTACTTCCATTCTGAGTCCAACAACGGCTACAGCGGAACGCTGGAAATGGCTCTGCTCACAGATGACTTCAAGAAATACTGCCTCGGCGAACTGTCCAACACTGCTGGAGCAAAATTCGAGAAGGCTGATGCTCCGACAGCAGAGTTTGCTCTGATGTTCGAGTTTCAAGGCGATGCGAATGCCACAAGACATCTTCTTTACAGATGCACAGCATCACGTCCGGATGTCGCAGGAGCGACTAAGGAAGCAAACATCTCACCGCAGACCGAAACACTCAACCTCACAGCACTGCCGAGACTGGACAACGCCTATGTCAAGGCAAGAGTCGATGCAACAGCGACCACTGTTTACAACAACTGGTTCACAACTGTGTACACAGGCACAGCATCCTAAGGAGATAACATGAAGAGGACAATCACGATTGACGATAAAGAGGTGACTTTTGTGTCATCCGCTAGAACACCACTGCTTTATAACGAATGCTTTCGGAGAGAATTTTTCAAAGACCTCAGAGAAGCACAGGGCAACGAGGAAAAGACCGCTGAGTTCTTCAGCAGACTTGCGTATGTCATGGCAAAACAGGCTGACCCAAGCATTGGAGACATTGACGAGTGGTTCGATCAGTTCGGGATGTTCTCAATCTATACTGCACTTCCGCAGTTAACTGACATGTGGTCTGTCGGAATGCAGACCTCTTCAGTACCGAAAAAAAAAGCAAGCAAACGGAAAGGGAGTTGACAACAGCTCTCTTTCTTTTGCGGTGCTTTCAGAACAATATTCATCTCGATGACCTTGATTCAATGGACATCGGAATGGTGTTCGACATTTTTGTCGAGGCAGGAAACGATAACGAAAACTATGACATCATCGCAACACAGGATGATTTCGATAGTTTCTAAAAGGAGCGTGTAATGGCAGGAACAAGAATCAAGGGTATATCGATTGAGATTGATGGCGAGACCACTGGCTTACAAAAGTCGCTGGCACAGGTCGATAAATCTCTGAAGAACACGCAAGACCAATTAAAAGATGTTAACAAACTGCTTAAACTCGACCCCAAAAATGTCGAGTTGCTGAATCAGAAGCACCAGCTTCTCACGAAAGCAGTAGAAGATACAAAAAAGAGACTCGACCAGTTAAAAGAAGCACAGAAGCAGATGGACGCTAACGGAGTTGATAAGAACTCCGAACAGTACCAAGCGCTTCAGAGAGAAATCATCTCGACAGAAGCGGATTTAAGGAAATTCACTGCACAACTGGCAGAACTTGAGTCACAGGCGAAGAAGTCCGGTTTTTCACTTGAACAGTTCGAAGCAGGAGCAAAGAAAGTTTCTGATTCGACTAGAGGACTTTCGACTGCGGCGGCAGGTGTTGGAACCGCTATGCTTGGCATGGCATACAAAGCAGGAACGACCGCCGATGATTTGCTGACACTGTCAAGAAACACAGGCTTCTCTGTCGAGGAACTCCAAAAGATGCAGTATGCATCTGATTTGGTTGATGTTTCGATGGATGCCATGACTGGCTCGGTTCAGAAACTGACCAAACAGATGGCTTCCGGTAACAAAGCATTTGAAACTCTTGGGGTATCCATCACAAACGCAGATGGATCGATGAGAGATGTCACCGATGTATGGTATGACTCACTTGAAGCACTTTCCCAAGTAGAAAACGAAACGCTCCGTGACCAGTTGGCTATGGAGTTGTTCGGAAAGTCTGCGATGGATTTGAGTGGGATTGTGGACGATGGTGGCGAAGCGTTGAAGCAATTCGGACAGGACGCTGAAGACGCAGGACTAATTCTTTCAGAGGATGCAGTCAGTGCGGCAGGACAGTTCAACGATGCGATGGACACGCTTAAAGGCAAAGCAACACAGGCATTCTTTGAGGCAGGTGCTTCGCTTGCCGAGTCGTTGCTTCCGAAACTTGAGGAACTCATTGACTGGGTTTCGCAGGTTATATCATGGTTTGCCCAGTTGGATGGCGACACACAGACTTTAATTCTGACAATCGCTGGACTTGTGGCTGCTATCTCACCGATTGCAGGAATCCTGTCAAATATATCTACTATGGCAGGAATACTAAGCGGAGCGTTTACGTTCCTGTTGAGTCCTGTCGGTTTAGTGACTGCGGCGATCGCTGGAGTTATCGCCATAGGTGTCGCACTCTATAAGAACTGGGATACCATCAAAGAAAAGGCTGGAGAACTGTGGTCAACCATCAGCAACAAATTCGAAGCGATCCGGTCGGCAATCTCAGACAAGATCGAGAGTGCAAAGGAAGCGGTTCGCAGTGCGATAGAGCGAATCAAATCATTCTTCAATTTCTCATGGAGTTTGCCACACTTGAAACTCCCACATCTGACCGTCACTGGTGAGTTTTCCTTAATGCCTCCGAAAGTACCGAGTTTCGGGATTTCATGGTATGCCAAAGCCATGCAGGACGGTATGATTCTGAACAACCCGACAATCTTCGGAATGCAGAATGGTAAATTCTTGGGCGGTGGCGAAGCAGGTGCAGAGGTGGTTGTTGGTGCTTCCTCACTCTATTCGATGATTAAGTCAGCGGTTGGAACTCCGACAGTATCCGCACCGATTACATTAAATGTAACGGTTGAAGGAAATGTGGATGACTCCGATCGGTTCACCAAGCAGTTAGCAAACAACCTTGTAAACCTCATTACGAAGGAGAGTGATGTTTTCCGATGAATGAACTCAGTTATAAAAATAAAAGACTTTCCGAGTTCGGGACATTCTATGACTCGCATCAGTCTTTTGGCACACCGGAAAGGGATGTGGAATATGTGGAGATACTCGGTCGCAATGGGGATTTGATTATCGATAACGACCGTTATAAAAACATCGAGATAAACATCCCTTGCTATATCAACCACAATTTCCTGCGTGAATATCGCAGACTCATGGCTTTTCTGATGAGCACTAAAGGTTATAACAGGCTGGAGTTAACGCAGGAACCGAACCACTTCAGAATGGCATCGTTTAACGGCAGTATTAACCCATCTCCGAACCAGTTTCACAGAACAGGACAGTTTGTACTGTCGTTTCTTTGCAAACCTCAGAGATGGCTTAAAAGCGGTGAGAGAAAGGTCTCTATTGAATCGTCAGAGACAATCATCAACCCGACACTGTTTGCTTCCAAGCCATTGATTCGGTGCTATGGTAACGGATCGCTGACCATTAACAATCAAACAATTACTATTTCACCTCACTCATTCGATTACATCGACATAGACTGTGACATCATGGAAGCCTTTTGTGGTTCATCAAACGCTAACAGCTATGTCTCTTTTAATTCCGATGAAGTAACGCTGGAAAGCGGAACGAACGGAATTACCATAGACGATTTAACAAAGATAGAAATCACTCCAAGGTGGTTTGAAATCTAAGGAGACAAGAATGATAACAAGAGAATTTGATTTGATGCTTTACCAAGAAGGGAATCTGTTGTTTATCAATGCGAATCAGTATGATTCGGGTGAGCAGTGGATTTTCACACTCTATGAAGAAAACGGAGTGAAGTACACTCCTGCCACTGGTGCGATCGTAGGAGTGAAGTCTGACGGTAAAGGAATCATTAACACCGGAACCGTAGACGAATATGGTCGGGTAGTCATTAACGAAACCCAGCAGATGACTGCCGCAGCAGGACTGGCGACCTTCGAATTATTGATAGACAACGACACGCATGGAACCGCTAATTTTAAGGTGGATGTCGAACCGAGACCAGCCGACAACGCAGACCTCTCAGACTCCGACCTGTCACTTATCCAAGAAGCAGTAGATGCCGCATCAGAAATCGAAGACCTGTTAGGTGGGCAGGATGTTCCGACAGTAATCACACCTATTATTTCAGACTGGTTAGATGAAAACATTACAAATCCATCAAATCCACCGATTGATACTTCGCTGACAGTTGCAGGTGCGGCGGCAGATGCTAAGAAAACAGGGGATGAAATCACTGATTTAAAGAGTGCTTTCAATTCTATTACTGAAGAAACAAACCTGTTTGACCCCTCTACCGTACAAGCAAATGTACGGCTTGATGGAGCGGGCAGAACCACAAGTAGCAACGGATACTTTACAAGCGATTTTATGCCCGTTGAAGCAGGGTGGATAATCACAAAAAATTCGCCAGTCATTGACAATTATCATCGTATCGGTGTTTATTCCTCAGCAAGCAATTCTGCATTGATTGAGGGACAGTTATTTTCCGATAATCAGATAACGATTGTCGAAGGCGGTGCGTATGTCCGCATCTGTGGATTAAGTACCGAAATTGACACCACCACAGTCACACATCGTTCAGTTGTTGACAATGTGGCAAGAAGCCTTGCACAGACGGCAATAAACAGTGCCCAGTCTGTAGCGGATAAACTTGGTGTAATCTCTGTCGCTGGCAACCAGTTTGATTCATCTACAGTACAGGCAAACGTACGACTGGATTCTGCTGGCAGAACCACAAGCGGCGATGGATACTTTACAAGTGCATTTATACCAGTTTCCGAAGGTTATACAGTTACTAAAAATTCACCTGTTGAAAATGCTTATCACAGAATTGCAGTATATTCCGAAGCGGACGGACTTTCTCTTATTGAGGGGCAAGTATTTAATGACAATGTTATTACAGTTGCAAAAGGCGGTAAATATGTGCGTATTTGCGGACTTAGCACAGAAGTATCCACCACAACAGTAATTGTAAACAGTGCAATAGATGAAAGTGCTAGATTCCTTGCTAATGTAGCATTAAATAATATTGATAGCCTTGATGCAGAACAGACCAAAAGCATGTTAGGAAGTGACGGAGTTACAGAATATTCAGCATCGTTAAGCGGAGGAAGTTCTGTAACAATAACAACATTTCCGAGTTATTTAAAAAAGAATACATTTGTTTCTTTTTACGGTAAGTTCTCGTCATTTAGCGGTTTATTGATTGGTAAGGGATATAACACATATCGTGGTGACTGGATTGAAGTGACACCAACAAGTGTTATTTTCCATCATTATGAAGAAAACACAGACAATGTGGTGCAGACGGATACGCATGGAATTACTATTTCTGATTACATCATGGTTATGATGTATCTTGATGCAGACGGAAAGCTGAATTGTTCCATCAATTCAACAGGCGGTACTTTCTCAACTTACAGGCAGACTAATTATGATGTATTTTCAGGAAACACATTTGCAACACCAACGGCTACTATGACAGATGTTGAATTATGTGTATCAAACGGAGATACAAAAAAGCCTGTTTGGTGTATCGGTGACAGCTATTTCGGAGTTAATGAACAGCGTGTAGTTGGACAATTAAAAAATCTTGGCTTTTGGGATGGTATGCTTTTCGATGGTCTTGCGGGGTTAAACTCGCAGAATGCGTATGCTGAGTTAAACAAATTATTATCATTCGGCTTACCTAAAATGCTCGTATGGTATTTAGGAATGAATGATAATAACGCATCGTATTTAGAATACATGAATCTTGTAAAAGCAATTTGTGAAGATAACGGAATCACACTGATTCTGAATAAAGTGCCTTCAGTGCCAACACTTGAAAAAGAAACAATAGGCGGTTATGTCGAAGCGAGCGGATGCAGATATATAAACTCATATCTTGCTGTTGGCTCTTCCGTTGGCGGTACATGGTATACAGGCTTTTTGTCATCTGATAATGTGCATCCGACAGCACTAGGTGCAAAAGCGTTAGCAATGCGAATGCTTGTGGACGTACCGGAACTGGCAGAATACGGTTATAATCGTAACTAAATTTACTGAT